ATGTACTTGCTCCATCAATGTCGCTATAAGACTTATACTGTGTTGAAACAATACTATCACTTGTGCCTCCGTATGATGTACCATTGGTAATAGTAAATACTTGAGACGTATCTCTATATGTTTGTCCGATCCAGTTATAAATCTTTGCACCAGTAAGTGTAAGAGTTGATCCTCCATTATAGTAAGGTATACCCGAAACATAGTTATATGTTACTGATCCTTCAATTAATGATGCTGCTGATAAATCAACTGTTGGTGTACTAGTTACGTCATCAATTACAACTGCCACATAGTTTGTGTCTCCAGTTGTTGAATGCTCTAGTCTTTGATCGTTTACGCCTGTGCTATAACTTCCTGCTATTGCTGTAATTTTTGCATCAAATGTTTGATAAAACCCAGTTGGATATGTAGAACTACTAATTGTGTCGTGTGCATCACCTTGATCAGAAACTACAAGAGCGCCACTTGTTCCGTTTTGATTTAAAGTTGCACTAAACGTTCTGTTACCAGTATCAACACCGTTAATTCTTGCAGTAAGTGTGCCAGTTGCTCCGTTATATGCGTTAGTAACTAAGTTTGTATCAAGCGTTCCTGAAACATATCTTCGTGCCGTAGTTGTTGTCAACGACGCACTAGCAACTAAAGGATTAGTTGCACTACTATCTGTGAATCCACTTGCAAGTCTTGGACTTGTTCCTTGATAACTATCATTTAGTGTTAAGCTCTCACTGCTTAATCCTGTAGGAGCAGATGGTACTGCATTAACTTGGAACGTCATGCTATCTGTGTCTGCTTGTACTGTAATATCAGGTGTTCCGTTTGCAGTAAAGTTTAATACTTTATTTCCTGCTGAGACTCCTGTAAAATCGTGATCGATAGTTGCACCAATTGATCCTGGTGAACTACCATCTTCTGTTACAACATCATTTGAACTTCCATCATTCCAATTATAAACATAATCATCTGCATTTTGTGTTGTGTTTGTTACCCGAACTAATGCTCTGTTTACGCCGTCATAATCAACGCCGTCATATACATCATACTGATTGTCACCGCTTCTATCACTTGCTGTAATAACAGTACCTGTAACTGTTGCCCTGACATCCGGCTCTACATGTACTGTAAAGTTTGAACTTATAAAAGGACTACTTGCATGAGAACTAATAACTCTTAGATTTCCTGTATAATCTTGCGGTGTACCAGATGCCTGATCACTGTTACTCAATACATAAGTATGATTCAATGCACTGTTAGTATCACCTGATGCTCCTGAACCTGTGTTTACGGTTTGTTGAGTTCCATCACCCCATGTATACTGGTATTGTATTCCATATGTAGAAAAACTACCAATTGTATTCTCTGTCGTATTTGTAAACGTAATTGGCAACCCGCTTGTTGCACTTTCATTAATTCCAGTTATTGCACTTAGGGTTAATGTTGGTGTATGATCATCATATATTCTAACAACTGCTGAATCGTCTGTTGGAATCGCAGACGGTAGTGCAGTAGTATGAGAATCAAGTGTTAAACTAACTGTTCTGCTTACTTCAGTTTCTGTGCTTGCAGTAAATGTATGTGCGAGTCTTCCGCCACCGACACCACCAGCACTTGCATCAGCACTTACGACATCGTCGCTAGACCCATCTCCCCAGTTCCATGTGTACTGAACTACTGCTCCAGATGTGTTAGTTGTTGTGTTCTCAAAATATACAGTGTCGCCATCATCCCAAGTTGTAATTACACTTCCACCTGCAGAGTTTGCATAAGCTGCAAAAGTAACTGCCGGATCAGCTGTGTATATTGTAACATAACTTGCTCTTACTTTGGCAGCCGAAGAGCCTGTACCTGCACCAGCAGTATTTGACGCAGTTACGGTAACTGTAAAAGGACTTCCACTATTAGTTGCATACGTATGACTTGGACTTGCTGATGCAGTAGTTGTATTGCCTGTTCCGTCGCCCCAGTCAATTACATACTGGTTTGCATTTCCATCAGCAGTTATGCCAAGAGTAACGCTCATTCCAGCTCCTCCGGTTAACGGAGATCCTGTAAAGTCTGTGTTTATTACTGCCGTAGTGTTAATAACATTTGTTGCTAATTCGTTTAAGTCGTCAATTGAGTTAGTAATCTTAGTAGTCGATGTCCAACTATTGATTGCCCCATACTGCGTCAAACTAGAATCTGTCGGAGTTGCTAAATTAAGATCCATGCCAGTTAATCCACTGCCAGATCCAGCAAGTCCTGAAAGAGCGGACCAAGTTAAATTTCCAGCTCCATCTGTTGACAATACATAATCTGCTGTACCGCCACCAATAGTTATATTAGATACGTTAGTACCTAAGTCTAAGCTACCGGATACGCTTCTAATTGCTGATCCACTAATTGTTATATTATCTGCTTGTAATGATGTTGTTGGCGTACTAGTATTAATACCTATTCGATTATTTGCTACATCAAGGTATAATAAATTTGTTTCAAATGCTAGATCCGTGCCTTGTCGCTCAAGATTACTCTTAAGCATAGCACCGGAAATTCTTCCAATCGCCATGTTATTCTCCTACACCACTGTTCAATCCCGGGTGTGCCTGGGTATAATGTTATTTATACTTTGAAACTAAAAAGAATTTATACAGCAGTTACACTATCAAAACCTACTACGGCGTAGATTCTATGTGATGCCGGAGGAGGGCTTGTAAACGTTATCGTTGTTCCACTAACTGTATATGCCTGCGTTGGTTCTTGTAACACGTTACCGACTACTACAACAACTGCTTGAGCACTTATCGGTGTAGTTGCAAAGAAACTTGTAAACACTGTTGTACTTCCGTCACCAGTTGCAACTGATGTTTTTGTAATTGCGGCGTTTCCTTCACCTGCTAGACTTTTGTATATAGTTCCGTTATAAACTTCTAATTCTGAATTATCAGTATTGTATCTAATTTCACCAATAAGCGGATCTGAACTTCGTTCTGCCGACGAACCAACTGCTAGTTGTGTTCCTGATTCAATAGGTCCTTTTGCCATATTAGATGCTGGCGTATACTGTTTTACAAAGTTTGCCATTCTATATACTCACATAACTTACTGTTGCTGTTACTGCTGTTCCAGCACTTGCTTTTGCTTGAATCATATCACCATTTGCTAATACAATTTTTTCTAAGTTTAGAATATATGTGTCTTTGGCATTAATTGATATTGAGTCCAAAAGTTGTGTTGTTGTTCCAGCCGCGCCTGCATTTGGTACTGCATACACATCAATTGTTACTGCCGATGCACTCGTATTGCAAAAGAAAACTACTGTAGTAGCAGTATTGCCACTGCTGGTATATACTGCGGCATTACTTGTTGTTAATTGAGCTTGTGCTATTGCCATTGTTATTACCTTTTAAAATATTAATCCAAAAGCAATCGCTTTTGATTTTGTTATTAGTTCATCTGTGTTATCTTGATTTGCAACAAAAAGTCCACTTCCGCCGCCACCCGGTGTTTTTGCATACACTCTTGTTATCCCAGATGTTGCAGTTGGGTTACTGCCTTGTTCAGTGATTGAAATTGTTTCACCAGTTTTTATCTCACCTGTCCCGGTTGTTGCTAGTATTAAGTCCTGGTTTGATGCATTATTAGTAATGCTATTTCCAGAAATTGATAAGTTTGCATATGTAAGTGTTGTTGCATCTAATGATAATACTTCAGTTGCATCTAACTCGATAAAAAACCTTGCAGTTCCGCCGTCATCTACTATCTCTGCTTTACTATCGCCTTCGTTAATCTTATCAACAACTGCACCACCACCGCCAACTAAATTATCTACATATAGTTTAGTAGCAACATGTGTATTTGCAGTCGGAGCCAGTGCTTGTATGTTAATATAAGCCGCTCCTAGTTTAGCATCAAATGTATCAGAGGTTTCGTTAAACTGCCACGTTGCATTATCAACTGATCCTCTTTCGATTTCAATTCCTGAAGTTCCTGCTGTAACACCTGCACCTGCTTCGCCACTGTTTAGTATAAGTGTGTTGTCTGTTACCGCAGTATCTGTTGTTGATACTGTAGTTTGTGTGCCAGTTACATTTAGGTTTCCATTAATAGTTACTGTCCCAGAATCAAGTAATATTGAACCAGTAGTACCATCATTTGTGATTAAATCATAATCACCGTTAATTCTTTTTGTCGTTTTTGCCATTGCTTGTCAGTCCTATATGCTATTTAGCATCTTATGAAACGTTTCAACAGAGATGTTCTTTATATTACTTATGCCTTTCCAATCAGTAGGAATAAACATATTGTCAGCTTTTACTCTATAATACATGATTTCTTTGTGAAAGTCAAATACTTTTTTAAATTGATCTACCCAATTTCCATGATATGTAGGCTCGGAGTTTAACTCTTTGTATCCGTTTGTGCCTGCATATACGTTATTAATAGTACCCGTATCGCTTGTAAAATCAAACCCAATCAAGAATACTTGCGAACATCTATCAATACTTGCAAGTTTACATGCAATAGGCCCACTACTGAAACCTTTATGCATTTCTTCTGTTAACAATTTAGACTGATCATGCAAAGGTGCTCTTGCATAGTGCTCTGTTCTTAATGGAATGTCGTTTAATGATATTTCTTCTGTGATCGGAGGATCAACACTAACTAATACATCTGGAATGTAATCTCTATATAATGCGTTACATCCGTATATTTTTCCGTGTGATGATAACTCAGATAAGTTAAAAGAAAGCCTACTCTTTCCGTTGCCTATTATAAATGCTGTCATGTTGTTTTGTATTGTTGGGAAAATAAAGTTGCCCCCGAAGAGGCAACTCTAAGTTATCTATTATAGATTAAGCGTCATCTGTAAAGTCGTCATCATCTGCATCAGCAACGTCATTGTCACCAGCTTCTTCAAGTTGTACTTTACCTGCAGCCGCGGCTGCAAAGTCCCACTTTAATGATAAACCATTTAGTGCGTTTGATCCTGTTGCACTTGGTTGTGCGGCTGTTATTTTACGAGCAGTAATTTTACTTACGCCATAAGTTTCACTGTCGTTACCTGCAACTGAGATTGACATTTGACCAGCAGTTAAAGCCGCTGGTAATACACCAGTTGTTAGTGTACAAGTATGTATTGTATCGGCTGCGCCTGTTTCAGCACATACAAATTTCTTTGAACCTTTTTGCTTAATAATAGTACCTTCAACAACAGCAGTACCATTGTGAAAGTTTACTTTAATTTCGTTTATGGCTGCGGCTGCACCTGCAACTGCACCTGTAAACATTCTTTTATTTAGTGGACGTCCCATTTGTTTCTCCTTAGTTACGTTCTATGTAATACGGGGTTGGTGCCCCATAAGTAAATGCTTATGCATCTACAAGTATATTTAGTCACAAAAAAGCAGGGCCTAAGCCCTGCTTTATGTTTAACGTATCTTAGTTATTAACTGAATGATAGGTTAGCAACTGAAATGCTACCTAGGTAATCAGCGGCGTTACCAAGAGAGTTTGATGTGTTTGTTAGTGTCTGATAACCATAACGTGTCATGAAACCAACTACTGGCTCTAACGTTGATGGATCAAGCACAACACCTGAACTCATTAGTGGAACGTATGGGCAGTAAAATGCTGCTGCATCTGTTTCACTTGAACCTTTGTAACCAACTAATACTGCCGTTGCATCACCAGCATATGAGTCTACATAGATTCTCATGCTACTGTTAAGTGTTCCAACCATTTTAGTGTTTGTTGGTGCTTCAAAAGTACCTTCAGTTGTTCTTGCAAATGCACTTGTTGATGCACTTTGTAGTACTGTAAGTGCCTGTGGACTTACAACTGCCCAGTTACCTGCGCCTCTACGTGTACGTTGTGCAATTTTATTACCAACTCTGTTCATTAATACTGCTAATGCGGCATGCTCGTCACCTACATATGTAGCTGTACCTGATACTGCAGCCTGATCGTATGCGGCTGTGTTTGCACCAAATGCAGAACCTGTACCAGCTGCTGCTAATGCTCTAAGACTTACTAGAATCTCTTGATCAATTTCAGCAGTTATTTCTTGTGCTAGTGCAGCCATGATTTCAGCTTCTACATCAATGCCATGAATGGATTGTGCATCTTGAGCTGATTCAAAAGTCCAACGAGCTGATAACTTACGAGTTTTCGCAGTTACTGTCTCTTTTAGAATTTCGATACTCATTGTGTTACCAGCTTTACCTTCTAAGTTTGCAGTAGCATCTGGAGCACCAGATGTTCCAGCGTCAATACCAGAATAACCTGCTGCGATTGCAGCTGGTGATAATGCTTCGTCACCTGCAACTAAGTTTGAACCAGTTGAATCTTGTAACTGTGTAGCGGCATGGTCAGTTGCTGTATTGTACTTAACTCTTAGTGTGTGGATCTGTGAAACAGGTCCTGCCATTGGCTGAACACCAACGATTTCGTTAGCAATAACAGTTGGCATTACACGTCTGATTACAGGTAAAATTACCTTGTTTAGTATACCAATGTCGCCGGCTGCAGTTGCGCCTGCTGTTGTTTCACTGATGTATCTTTTAGTGTTTTCAAGAACAACACCCATATTCTTTCGCTTAGAACCTTGAAGGCCTTCTAAAAGGGCATCCTTTGTTTCGTCCCAGCGACTTTCGATTAAATTAGACATTTTTTTGTCTCCTAGTTAAAATGTATTATAAGCCAGCTAATTTCTTCATCTCAATGATCTTGCCTTCATCGGATTTATTAACCTTGTTTTCTTTTTTATTGCCAGTTACTTCTTTAGTTTCTGCTAGAACTTTATTAGTTGATCTAGTATCATTCTTAAGCACTGCTGGCAAATACTTGTTAAATGATGATTCTAAACGATTTGTAACAGTTGATTCTAGTAATGAAGTCATTACTTCCTGTTGCTCTTTGTTTAGAGGTGCCATCATCTGTGATAACATTGAATCGCGGGCAATGCGATCTTTAATTCTACGAATTTCAGCTTCTTTACTTTCAACTAATGCTGATTTCTCAGTATTTGCTGTTGTAGATTCTGCTAACTTTGCATTCACTTCTTGGACTTTCTTTTGTAAGTCTTTTATATCTGCATTTTCATTTAGATGCGAAGTGGCAAACTCTGCCGCAAAAGTTTCAAATAGTTTACGTCCGAAGTTATTCTGACGTGCTTGTTCGATGTCTTCTTTTAGTTGAGTTAATTCGTTATTGAGGTTCTCAGTTACTGTTTTCTGAACTAATGCACTAGCACGATCAATAAATTGAGTTTTTAACTTCTCAATCTGTGTCTTGCCTTCTGCTACTAACTTAACCTTTGTTTCAACAACAGATTGCTTGTCCTTGTGGAACTCTGCAATTTCTTCTGCTAAAGCATTAACCACAAACTTTTGTAACTTATCAAGTGTACTAGCCTGTGCTCTACGGTCTTCGTTTAGTTCTGCTAACTCTTCTGCTAATTTGGAAGCCATAAAGCCTTCAAACTTTTCTGACTTTGCAGTCATCTTAGCATTAAAGTTCACACGGTCTTCTTCCAACTTTGTACGTTCTGCAACGACTTGGCTGATTTCTGACTGTAGTCCTTCAGTAACCATTTTGTCTAGAGCCTCAACCATTGTGTTTTTATCGTGCTCATAGCGTCTTGAAAATTCTTCTCTTAACTCTCCACGGATTTCCTCACGAGCTTCAGTAACATGTGTTTCCCAAGCTTCTTGGATCTCTGTGCGAGTCTCTTCATTTACAATACCGCTGTCAAGCAATGGTTTGAGTGCGTCAAACATATTGGTTAACTCCTTAGTTTAAGTTCTTTGATTAGGCGTAAAGCCTCATCTCTTAAGTATTTTTGCACACGACTGTCTCCCTGTGCCTCTGCAGCCATCTCCAGAGTTTTATGACCATATTTCATGTTCATTAGCCCTTCGTATATTGCAGTTGGGTAGGCGTTTGGAGCACTTGGTTGTGCAACTACGTCGACTGTTACGATCTCGAAATCACTGACTTCACCTGAAGCCTCATTGACATTGCCACTACCGCGGCTCGATACTCCCAACTTAACACCACTATCTAGCATTGTTCGTACTAGTGTTCCCATTGGTGTAGGAAGTATTTTTAATTTACCATAACCGTTTGGACCATCCATCCACGCATCGGTTATCATATGACATACTCGATCTAAGTTGATCTTTAAGTCATCTGGATGATCGACTTCTCCTAATACCGAGTCGCCCTTAGTAATCTGTTCGTTCAAGGTTGAAACTGCTCGCGTAATTTGTTCAACTGGATAGTTGCGTCCGTTTGCGTTGGTTACTCCACCTTGAATACAAATACCTTTAAGGAATAAATCCTTGCCGTCATTTGCACTTTCTGTTACAAGTCGAGCTTGATCAAATGTCAAGTTCTCTTTTAAGTATACTGAGGACATCTAAGTACTCCTTAGACTTTTTTCATGTCTGGTTTAGTAGTTCCACCCATGTCTTGTGACTTCGGTGTAGATCCACCTTTTTCTTCTGCTGAACTAGCATTCTTAATGCCGCCCTTTTGAGATTTTGCTACAGTTGATTTTGTATTATCATCAGCGCCGCCTTTTGGTGCTGGTGCTTTTTCTGTGTACTCAACTATTTCTTCTGATTCTTCAACTTCTTCAACTGCTTCTTCAACTGCTTCGTCTGCAACTTCTTCAGTTTCTTCAATTGAGTCTTCATCAGTTGCAACAGATTCCATTTCTGGCTCTGGCATTTCTGCTTCTTCTTCAGGCTCATCATCACTTGCTAATAGCTCAGCGAATTCTGCTTTTAATGACTCGATTTCATCTTCGAGATCAACTACACGATTTTCGATTTCAGCATCTTCATGATCTTCTTCATCAGGAATATCCATTTCATCGCCTAGTTTTTCAGCATCATCTTCGAGGTCTTCGTCTTCGTCGTCCTCTTCTCTGACACCTTCTTCGTCTGCTTTGATATCGTCAATAAAATTATTAACTTCATCATTGCTAACTTCATCTACTTCTGCTTCGTCAACAACTTCTTCACTGTTAACTAAGTTTGAGTAAATTTCACGAGAGTTTTCAATTACAATCTCATGAAAAAGCTCTGAGGCTTTATCTTCTTCTTCATTGACCACTAGGTCAATTAATTGTTTCCATTTATCGCTCATTTTCAGACTCCTATTAGGATATGTTTTATTATGGTATTAATATTTACTTATGTTTTCAATAAAGGTAGGTTTAAAGGCAAAAAAGTAGCACTTTTTGACATTTATATCGGGATAACTATAGATTAAACTAAAACTCGACTATTCTGACCCGCTGTCTTTACCATATTGCAATTTTATACGTTTGAGCTTCTCATATTCTTCAATTTTCTTTGCTTCACGAATACGACGCATTTTATTGATTTGCTCTAAGGTCAAGCGAGATTTTCTAGTATCACTAAGTTGTAGTGTACTTTGATCAGCTGCGCCATCATGTCTATTCTTTTTAAAAAGATCATCTAGTTCCATGTGTATATTTACCTTTATTCTTACTCAGCATCATCTGCAGGTAATGCATCACCACCTACATCTAAGTCTAAGTCAATATCAGCGTCGGCACTGATATCTGTATCTTCATCTGCTTCAAGTGAATCAAAATCAGTGTTAATATCACCAGGTGTAACTCCTACACTTCTCAGTTCTTGATTAGCTGAGCTACCTAGTGTTGCTTGCCCGTTTTCTTCAGCCCACATTCTGTCGTTATCACTAATCTCTTCTTCACTTAATCCTAAGAAACGTTTAAGTAAGAAACGTTTACTTAGATAATCAGTCTGTGATAGACTTGTAAACAACGAAGCTCGTTGTGCATCAATTTCTGCCTGTCGATATGCGGCAAAGTTTTGAGGCTCATTCATTCTAAGCTCAAACATGCTACTATCGATATTGTAGCCTTTCCAGTTAAGGAACATTTTAAATTCAAAATCAAATGTACTTGCTACACTGTGTTGTAGTCTTTTACAGTATTGATTGAATCTATACTCTTGAATTAATGCAGTACCAACTCTACCATCAGTAGTAGTTGATGACCCGTCATCTGCTCCTGTTGGCAAATAACTACTTGGAATTCTTAGTCCTCTAAATAACTTATTAGTAAAGTATTTTAAATCATCAATTTCACCAAGTCCTGTTCCACCTGGTAATGTATCAACTTTAGATCCTCTACCTTCAGCAGTTTGTGGAAAGAAGTAATCTTCATTAATACTTAATGGATTATAAGTTGCATCCATTGTGTTAGTTCCACCACTTTGACTTGGAATACGTCTTTGATGTATTTCATTCTTAACTCTATTAACATAGCCCATTGCCATGTGTGCTGGCATATTTCCTACATCAATGTAAAAGACACGTCTTTCAGGAGCACGTTGTACTCTGTAAATAATAATCGCATCTTCTAATAATTCTTTTTGTTTGTATACTTTAAATACACTTTCAAGAACACTAAGTCCAAAAGGCCAGTTAGGATCTAATCCTTCAGTTAAACTAATGTGTACTACATGCTTTGCATCAATTGCTAATTCAGTTGTTGAATTACTAAAACGAGATCCGCTACTGCTTGCTCCTTGATGTTTTCCTAAATCGTACACATTACCTGCACTTTGGTCTCCACTCATCTTTCCAGTCATTTGATCAGAATGTTGTGGTTGTGTTGTTGTTAAGTTTTGAAAGTTAACATTAATATTTTTTAATATGTATTGCTCAGGCTTTTTACCTGCACTTTCGTTTACAATAACTTTTACAACGTCTGCATTATCTACCCAAAACCATTGAAACGTTTCTGGATCACGTATGAAAACCTGGTCACCGTACTTAATAGTATTACGGAATACTTTAAAAATACGTCTATCAAAATCATTTAAACTAATCCAGTTATATAGTGCTTCTCTAATAACCTGTGTTTCTGTATCACTTGGTTGACTCTTAAAAAATATATCAAAAGGTGTATGATTTTCTACATTTGACTGTGTACTAAACTCACTTAATATATCTAGTGCGGCGTTGATTTCACTATCGCTATCCATTGTTTCATACTGATTATATCTATCAATACGATTAGGATGTCCTGTGTACACTTCTGGTAACACACTTTGATAATTTTTAAATCCTACATCAGGCTGAGTGCCTGTAGGAGCAGTGACAGAACCTGTCATATTGTCTG